TACATCAGCACAAGACGCTACCTGCGAGCGTCCAGCTGGGTACGTGTACACAACAGGATAGATGCCCGTCTTAGCGTAGACACGGTCAACAAATTGCCTTGCCCAAACCGTTGAACCCCACGCGTCATTGTCACCGTTCTCCCAGTCAAGGCAGAGAAGTGCTTTGCCAATGTAGGCGGACACACAAGCCACAAATGCGTCAGCTTCTGCCACAGGTGAACCGCCCTCGGCATAGTGGTAGACACCAATAAGCTTGCCATCTGCCAGCGCGCGCTGAAGCTGTGCCGTCATGTAGCGGTTCATTGGCTGTGTGCCCTGCGTAGCCTTGGCAATGACAAAATCAGAGCCACTGTATGCAGTCTCGACATTAGGGTGCGAGTATGTCGCACTCAATGCCTGATAACCGCTAACATCGATACCCTTAAGCATTGTTAGCTCCGTTCTTAGGATCATCTTTGGGCTGTGGGTTAGCTGGCTCAGCGTTGCCCGTCATATAGCTTGCAGGACGTGCAGACGGCTGTACGTAGGTCATAGCACGTGCTGAGTCGCTGAAGCCTGCAGTCGTCGGGTCGGTGACGACACCCAGGAGAGAAAGCACAGCGAAAACAGCGTTCACAATAGCTGTAAGCTGCTGTCCCAAGTTGGCAAAATCCCAGGTATAACCAAAAGGTACTGCGCATACCTGGACGAGCAGCAGAACAGCTGGAATAAATGCCATCCAAAAAGCCTTGTTACGTGCGCGAACAGTAAAATTAATCATGTTAATCTCCTTAAACGATTTTCAATTTCCTGTAATTACCTAGTGTGTATGCGCCTGTTCCAGGCGCTCCAGTCTCCCCGCCTGTGTACGGGTCACATCCTCGACCACAGCAAGGCGGGTATCGTGAACAGAGAGGGTGTCTCGGATGTTAGTGATTGTCTCGTCCGTGCGAGCCATGTAAGCCGTGAACGCTTTTTGCGTGTCGTCTATGTCGCTCTTGAGTTGCTTCACGCCTTCCTCAATGCGCACGAGTCGCATGGCATCTTCTTGGCTTGCACGATTCATCGCCTTGGCGCCGTTGATGAGCGTCAGCACCATGCCGAGAAACGATACCGCTGCCACGATCTGTTCAAACGTTAATGGGTTCATAACCTCACCTCCTACTCAAGAATCTTCGGAATAACAGGAACAACGCCAGAGCAATACCCACTGTCATAGTTATAGAGGTACACGTGACCGTCACCACCGCCCGCTGCGCCTAGCCACATTTTAGCAGTATTGTTTCCTTGCTGTGTCGCAAGTGGATAATATGCAGCCTTCGCCGGTAGCAGGTTATCGGGAATCTGTGTTGGCGTTGTATAAGTCGGATAGCCGCCAACCATCCAACAATCAAGGTACATAAACCCGCTTCGTACACAATATCGGACCCTAACCCATCGATTATTAACTAGGTCAGTCCAAGGTACGTACTTCATAAGCTTTACAAGGTCAGAGGTGTTAATTGACCCAGCACCATGGGGCGAAGAAACGCCGATTTGGTCAGGCATAATATCAATGTCTGTACCCTCAAAACCGCCGTTCTTCTTGTGCATTGTCCTCAAAAATACCTTCGGTGAGTCTATATAGACCATATTTTCGGCTTCAAAATCGAACACACTCGATGAAAGTTCTGTTGAGTTATAGCCAAAGTCACGAATAAACCCCGATGTAATGCGCAAATCGCCGCTCGACAATTTAACGCCATGCTCGGAAAATGACGCAACCTCCGAATTATTCTTCTTGAGCGACATACCCTGCGCGTTAATGGTCGTATGCATACCGGTCTTAGAACCGACGTGAGCGCCCTCGCTATCGTGAGAAAAAGAGTTATTCAGTTCTTCTACGACTTTCTGTGTATTGTCGGCAGTTTTTACTGCTTGTTCTGCCTTAGCCTCTATAGCATCAACCTTCTTCTCAATAAGCTTCTTGAGTTCTTCGACGCCCTGAGAATTGCTCCCGTGTTCGATAGTGATGCTCTGATGAGTGCTCTCATGTGAAACGTTGTGTGCTGGTGTGCCGTCTTCCTTGCAAGTGTCGTCCTCTGCAGTTGCCCAGATCTCGACGCTTTGCGCTGTTGGTAGTGGTGGAGTCGAAACGATACCAGGCTCCGTGAGGGAACCAATCACAGACGACTGACCGCCAACGCCCATGTGGATTGTCACGTTGTAGAAGTCTGAGGGTATCTTGTCTTCCAGGGTTCCATCCCACGCCACGTACACGACATCTGAGGAAGATGTCGCGAAAATACCCTTAGGCTTTGGTGGAGCAACGGTGTCTCCAACGTTCTTAGCGACGGAATAGCCATCCTTGTTCAGGACTCCATAGATGTCTTTTGTACCATTTGAACGATGAACAGATATGGTGCCTGTTGGAGAGGTGTTCAAACCATTGATCTTCTTCTGAGCTTGAACAACAGAACGAGCCATATTCTCGTATGTGGGACTCATGCCAGGTAGAATGTTTTTGTTCATTTTCGCTCCTTAGTAAGACGTAGATTTCATAACGCTGAAGGTCAGAGAGACCTTATCTGTACTGTCGCCTTCCATACGAAGAATCCTCACCGTGTAGACTCCGTCTGGAAGGCTCGGGTGATCTCTAATGTCTATATCGATGAGGTCTCCTGGCCATACCATACCGATGAATTGATCGTCAAAATCATTGATGTGTACAGACCCCCTCATCTGGCACAAAGGAGTTCTGGAGGACGCAAGAGCTCCCTCTGCGTGCTTCTTCAGGAGATCTTGGTTGTCCCAGCTGGTGTCCGAGATCACAGTCTCTACAATAGGCCACGGATCTCTCGTCTGACAGAGAGACAGATCCTGTGCGAGGTGACAAAGAGTCGAGTCATCCTGTCCAGCTCCAGTACCGTAGACCCTCATGGTTGGTCCGATGTTCGAGACCTTCAGTCCTTCAATCGTTCCTCTACCATTTGAAAACCACGTGAGCGTCCTTTTTGTGCTACCATTGACCAGTTCATGTTCACCGTCTGTACCTGCTTCGAACCTCAGCATAATATTGTTTTCCCTCTTGTAGGGAACAAATCTCATCTCGACTCCGTCTTGCACGTTAGAGATCTCGTTGAGAAGCTTGTCTGCAGCGTTGTTAGACACGTTATAGCCGTAGTAAGTCCTCTGGTGTCCTCCTGGCTCACCGTCATATCGAGTATCTATTGGAAGCTCTCCAGAAGGCTTCCCTCGTGTGCATTTGTTGATGATATCTGCAGCGATTCCCCTCAGCGACATGTTTTTGTAGTAGATCGTGTCGTTTGTGGTTCCTCCGTACGATTTACCAAATACGTCTTCGCTTACGAGGTATCTACTAGACAACAGATCTTGAATAGAGAGTAGACTGAAATCCGTGCAGTCTTCAGAGTCGACTCTGTACCCTATTGTTCCGAAGACGACTGGTGTATCATCCCACATCAAGACGATGGATCTTTTCATAGGGTACAAGATGTTGTTTCGCCCTTCAGAGGTATCTGCTGGAACAGAAGCCCAGGGTAGGCTTATCTGAGACAATCCGTTCTCACCGACGTTTCTCCTCGTGTTTGTTGACAACGAGGAATCTGTCACGCTCATATGCCAAGAGAAATTCTGGATGTCTATGGGGGTGAGCATCAGTCCCGACATCGTGTCACAGATATATGTGTTCCACATTATTCTGCCACTCCAGAGTCGACAACGAGCAACCTTTGTCCTGGCCATGACCCAGCTTTATAATCCAACCAGATGTCTGAAGCTGGAGCCACACTAGATCCCCATAGCCTAGCCGAAATGGTATGGAATCCTGCAGAGACCTTGACGTAATCCTCAAAGCAACTGGTGGTAGGAGTATCTGGATAATTCGTGAAACGGAATGCTCTCTGAACGACGCCATCAAGGGTCCAGTCAATATATCCAGATCCCATCCAGTTGTGGGTGCTGGGATGCCATGCCCATGTAGTCTCGGTCAGTTTTACAGACAGCAGCCTGTCTGTAGGTACGTAGATCTGTCCGCTGGCGTAGGTATACGCTGGACCTGTGACTATGCCTTTGTACGAGGTGTCTGTCTTGTCGAGGAGAACTCCGAGGGAAGCTCCCGCAGGCACAGCATATTTTCGTTCAGACGTCATGACGGCATTTTGAGTACTGGTCGCTCCAGCGGGAAGCATCATGTACGCGATTACCGTCGCATCAGAGGGGACGCTTGGTGGCACAGGAGACGACGATGGGGTACCCTGAGATACACCAAGCGTGACAAGGTTGTCTGTATCTCCGTTCTGGATGTCGTGAGACGTCAGCCAAATGGCGTCTATGCGAGATTGACCAGACGTATTCGACTGGACAACAGGGGTATTTCCTCCTGGATAATATGCTAACGTGTAACCGTCAGATTTACCCTTGCTACAGACAGCTACGCCACCCTCTACTGCGTAGTAAAGGGATGAGGTTCCTTTGACATCGAGACCATCAAGGATGCCGACATTGGCAAAAAGACTGCTGATGATTTTTCTCATCTCCAGAGCTGAGGTTCCAACTCCAGAACTGTTCTGAGGTACTCCGAATGCTACAGACATTTTAACTCCTTAGATATATGCATCGTGAACCACGACTTCGCATGTTCCTACGCCATGTGCTAGAAAAGATAGAGACAAATCTCCTCCTGGCTGAACAGAAGGGAAGCTCCTCTCCGACAGATTTCTTGTCACGTCAACCCCACTTGAGGATGCCGTCCTAGTACTACAATACATTATAACGGGTGATCCCCAGTTTACAGGCTCGGAATACGACAGTTTTTCTCCTGTCTGTTGATTTGTGATCGAAAATCCTGTTGGAAAATCTCCTGAAACGGTAATGACGGGGTACGAGACTATGGTTCCATGGTTATACGTCGAACAAGTGTTGTTCACGACGCTCTGCTTACCCCACTGAAGAGGATAGATCAGAACTGAGTTCTTGAATTGCAATCCTCCTGCTGGATCTGGTGATGGTTCCATATAACCTCTTGAGACTGACTTCGACAAACGCACTGGATCTTGGCACACCACAGTGACTGAGACTTTTGCGTAGTTCACGTCCCATGCCTTGTCAACGTCGAACTTCGCGTAACCATCGCAATAGGTACAATCCTCTGCATCATACACGTAGATTCTGATGATCTTCTTGGAGAAATAGAGGAGCCTTTTGATACCGTCTACCACAGAGGTTCGGTCTTCTCCTAGGACATACGTCGAAAAAGTGACTGTCCTTGAATTGTACAAGACTCCTGATTCGAGCACTTTGTGGGTACCGTCTCCTGTCGTTCTCTCAGAGGCACTCACCTTTGCAGTCGGATTTGAGAACCATCCTTCTATTCCTTCATCTGTGATGTAGAAATCTGACTGCACAGAAGAATCTCCCTGTATGCTGAGAGTCTCGTTTTTATGCTCCAGGATTATTTGTCTCGCTCTATTGGACATATTGGCTCCAATTCAGTTCATGCATAATGTTCCTGTTGAAAACTGTAGCTGCAGAGTCGAAGTCCTCGTCTGAACGGACGATGATGTTCTTCACGTTTACGACTGGAGCTCCATTCCCCGTAGGACTGGAATTTATGGCAGACGTATTCGAAGGCAAGACTCCTCTGAAGTCCGCGACTGCTAGCTCTGGCGTGACGGGAATCTTGTAATCTGAGCCAAGGGAGCTTGCGATCTCTCCTCCGATGTCGCTGACTCTGTCGAATACGTCCGTAACGCCATTGTTAATACCCGTAAGGAGCGAGTCCATGATAGCCTGTCCATTCGGTATCAAAAGCTTAAGATCGTACGGAATTGGTCCCTTAAGGCTTGCAATCTTGCTTGCGATACCTCCGACAAAATCGAAGACTCCCTGAACACCCTGCTTGATACC